GACTCGTACTATGGTGAAAATAATGCTCAGTTCAAGAAATACTTGAAGCAATTGGAAAGAGAACTATCACAACCGCATTCTGGTAGTCTGATGTATGACATACATCCCGATGTATATAATGATAGTAGAGTTAAAAAATCTCTTCCTTATGGTGCAACTGCCGAGGATTATAAAAACTCCCTTGAACAAGGAGAATTGGAGTTAAATGAAATACCAGAAGAATTACGAACGCCAGCGATATGCAAAATCGCTGTTAGTCAAGATGGCACGGCATTGAAATATGTGCCAGAAGAATTGCCAGAATACGCAAAACTATGCAAAATCGCTGTTAGTCACGACGGCTGGGCATTGAAATATGTGCCAGAAGAATTACCGGAATACTTAAAGATATGCAAAATCGCTGTTAGTCAAGATGCCTGGGCGCTGCAATATGTGCCAGAATACCCAAAACAAATGAGAACACCAACATTATGCAAAATCGCTGTTAGTCAAGATGGCATGACGTTGGGAGATGTGCCAGCAGAATTGAGAACACCAACGTTATGCAAAATCGCCGTTAGCCAAAATTGGCGGGCGTTGTATTATGTGCCGGAAGAATTGCCAGAATATGCAGATATATGCAAAATCGCTGTTAGTCAAAAAGGGTTTGACTTGAGCCGTTTACCAAAAGATTTGAGAACACCAACGCTATGCAAAATCGCTGTTAGTCAAAATGGACTGGCGTTGCGACTCGTGCCAGAAGAATTGCCAGAATATGCAGATATATGCAAAATCGCTGTTAGTCAAGATGGCAGGGCGTTGGTACAGGTGCCAGAAGAACTAAAAACACCGGAAATATGCAAAATTGCTGTTAGTCAAAATGGTGTGGCGTCGCAATATGTGCCAGAAGAATTACAAAATGAAGTGCTCAGATTTTTGTACAACAAGAAAAACAACAAGGATAATTTTTCTAAAAAACAGTTGACATCATCAACATTTTCTGTATAATACCCTCCATACCAACCAACAACGAGGAAAAATCAGATGGCAATTCAGGATAATGTTTGGTTCCACTGCGTAAAATCTAACTGGGTTGAGCGCGATTGGAATAACGAAGATGATGGCAAAAAGCCAATGATATCATTCTTCAGTGATGCTCATAACAAGGCATTTCACTTTTACTATGATCCAGATTCGTCATCGCTATACGATTTCAATATTGAAATTTTCGGCGACGATGAGGCTGACGATGATTATCAATGCTTCAACACCTTGGCAGAAGGAATTGAATTTATGAAGGCACTGAATCTTGAAATTCCGCTTGACGTTGCAAAAAAGTTTGGTTATGATTGCGCCGTTTATCAGAACTATGTGGATGATCGTGCAGTTGATGCATCGCCCGATAGCCTACGTTTTTAATTCACCTGAAACAATTGGAGAAACAAAATGAAAAAGTGGTACGAAGTTCATAATTATGCACAAGGTGATGAGTACATCACCGAAAATTCCGATATCAATAATACCGATAACGTTTGGACTACGAAGATTCCATGGGATTTTAAACCAGCAGATGATTATGAGCCACCCAAGCCCTATCGTTTCTCTACAAAAGTTGAGGCAACACGAATTAAGGATCAGATTAAAGCAGCCAGACTTGATGAGTGGAATAGAAACAGCCATATTTACAAGATTTACGGCGATAAGAAACCAAGTTGGAAAGTATATTCTTTTTCCGAACAAACGGGAGAATAATGATGAAGCAAGCAATATATGATGAAATGTATGCTCAGTTTCAAGAGGGCAAAATCACCGACAAAGAATGGTATCGGTTCTGCTATGAGATACTTGGAAGAACTAACAAATCAAACATCATTGACCAACGCAGGAGAATAATGATGAAGCAAGAAATGTATGATGAAATGTACGCTCAGTTTCAAGAGGGAAAAATCACCGACAAAGAATGGTATAGGTTCTGCTATGAGGTACTTGATGAAATCATTGAGGAAAACAAAGAAATCATGGTTCGACTTAAAAATCGCTAATCAGGAGAATAATCATGGGAGGCAATGTTTTCGGTGATAAAACCACCTCAATCAAAAAAGAGTGGATTGAACCCACATTAAAAGCCTATTTTAACGAGCTAGCTGCTATCTTTCCAAACAAGAAAGATATTCTCAATCTTGAGAATTTTACGCTGCTGGGATCAGCCGGCAAAAAATCAATCAGTGGCGATATTGATTTGGGTATTGATCTATCAATGATTCTTGATGAACCAGTATCGGATGAATCTATCATTGAATGGAACATTGATCCTATTGCTGTAGTAAAAGAAACTGAATTACTTCAAAAGAGAGCAAAAACAGCCACACCAGAGCAATCCAGAAAAAAAGCGTTCTTTAAGCTGATAACCAAGTATATCAATGATCACGCAAATCACATTTATTGCGACGAAAAGAAAGTATCAGAAGGAAATATATTCAGCTTATTCCCTCAGTACAATGTACATAATGTAGTACAGGATAGCGCCGTTCAAATTGATTGGATGGTTGGCAATCTTGATTGGTTAAAATTTAGCTATTATTCTACTGTATATCCAGCAGATTCCAACATCAAGGGACTTTGTAGAACACAATTGATTCTCTCTATGTTCCAATCGGTTGGGCTATCGTTCAATCATGTTAATGGCGTCAAGGATAAAGAAACAGGTGAAATCCTTGCATCAACCTCAAACGATGCTATCAATCTGCTCAATCATAAATTAAATCTGAATCTGACCGAAGAAATCACTCAGAACTATTATTCACTCTATGAACAGGTGAACCAGTGCAATCGGCGTGATACTATTCTGAATACATTTTTACGGATTCTTGATTCAACCAGAGTTGGAGTGCCGGATAATCTGAGAGAAGAATGGCGACAACGAAAAGAATCCTTGAATTTAACAGGAAAATTTTTACCAGAAAATGATCCAATGCGTGAATTTTTATCGGAGTAATTTTAATGTCAGGTGCAACCGGCGCGGAAAGAATCAGAAGTCGTGATGATTATGTTCGCTTTTTGGAATCATATAGCAATATAATCTCAGCTTTTAATGGATTCAGATCACTTCAATCATCGGGTAGCTATTGCTCCGATTTATCAAAACAATCGTTTGGTGATATTGATATTGTGGTTCACTTTGAATCTGAATTATCAAAAAAAGATTTGAAACTACAATTGATTAAATATCTTGAGGGATTGCCATCTGATACTATTGTTGAGTTTACTTCAGAAAAGTATAAGGGAAAGAGAAGCTATAATTCTGGTGAGATTGTTACTGTGAGGTATCATGATGCTGACTTGGGTTACAGTGTTCAGATTGACAACATTATCGCATTGTCGGAAAACGAAGCTGAATTTAAGGTATCGTTCTTGAATATGCCAGCCGCAAAACAAGGATTGATTTTAGGTTTAGTTAAAACCGCACTGCTAGAAAATGATGCGAAGGGAATCTTTGATATTCTGAATATTCAAATAGAACCATTAAATGATAATCAGGAATATGAATTTAATCTGAGTTCATCTGAGCTTCAATTAAGGAAGGTAACCTATATTCCTAATACATTCACTCAGAGTGATCGTGAAGTGATTTGGCGCTCTGTTGACTTTGATGATGTTCTTAGCGTGTTGCCTCAGTATAACTTGAATCAGGGATTTGAAACATTATTAAATGTTGCTAAATACACTATACAGCATCCTCGCAGTTTTAATAGAGTTCGTGGTGTTTTTTCTTCAATGATAAGTGTAAAATCAGGTGAGAAAAATACTCCTAAAGGAAATGAAAAGCTACATTCACTTATGTTGGTTGAGGAGGCATTTTTACCATGAGTTAATCAATGAAAATCAATGATATTATTAAAGAAGACGTATCGCAACAAGAGCTATCACAAATAGAAGTTTTTGCTAATAGATTATGGCATAAGTATGGCATAGATATTGCATTTACAAAGCACTTTTTAGATAGAGTAAACGACTCAAGAAATAAAAAACCAATCTCAGCCGCAGAATTAGTTCGCCTATTCAAAAAAGAATACGAACGGAATGGCAAGAAAATAGCTTCGTTGGACAATGGCGAACAAGGCGTATTTAAAGACACCTCCACGGATATCAACATTCCATTTGCTGTGAGTGATCGGAATAACGATCACGAATTATTTGCAAAAACAATAATGCGAAAAAAGAACTTCGCATCCTCAAGTCCAGTGTTTGCTGTAGAAGAAGATCCATGTTGGAAAGGCTACAAACAATATGGAACCAAGAAGAAGGGCAAGCGCACGGTTCCAAATTGCGTTCCCGTTAGCGAAGATTATGATGAATACAATGATGAAGCTGGAATGGCAGATAATAATCTTGAGACCATCAAGCGGGCCGCAGAAGGGTTAGATGACATTATTGCCGGCGACAAAAATCTACCAGAGTGGTGTCAAGAAAAAATCGCAGTAGCCAAGTATATTTTAGTATCCGTTTGGGATTATATGCTCAGTGAAGAAAATCAAGAGATTGATGAAGATTGGCAAAAAACCAACAAAAAAGACAAAACTGATGGCATGAGCAAAAAAGCGGTAAATGCTTACAGAAGAGAAAATCCCGGTTCAAAATTAAAAACAGCGGTGACCACGAAGCCGAGCAAACTAAAGAAGGGTAGCAAAGATGCCAATAGAAGAAAAAGTTTTTGTGCTCGCTCAAATGGTCAAAGAAAACAGCATAACATAGATTGTTCTAAGACGCCGGACAAACCAATTTGTAAGGCGAGGAAACGGTGGAATTGTTAGGAATAATATCAAATGAGAGCAAAACAGTTTGTTTTTGAATCCAAGGAACAAGAGTGGCGATATATCTGGAATCTAAAAGATTCAGAATCCCTGACTACTGAAGAATGGTGCAGAGTAGTTGAACGACATCACTGCGGAACTCTGATTGAGAATGACGTGAGTGATAACACGAGAATATTTGAAATGCTCAAAGATTTCGGAGTGGCCAAGCCCGAGGTAGGCGAGCATTATATTCCAGTCACTGTTATGGCAGCGTCTAGCTTGATGATTTACGACATTGACGGGCGTTGTCCCCCAGAGAGTAAGCCTCGTCTGTTGGAGTTGGTGAAAATTAAAAACGGCGATTATTATTTTGACAACAACGGCAGAATTCAACGTTATCCACAAGAGTGGCAATCTAAGGTAATGGTAGCAGAGACTCTGTGCATTCCAAACCTTGAACAGTACAGGGAAATGGTTACCATGCTGCGGTTGGCCACTGACTCGGATAAGTTCAATAACTTATTGACCGAATCCTTGACCAGTCCATATCCTCTGAAACTGGAATATGCTGATAGAAGCAAGATTGATTATTCGTTCAGAACTGATTCTGATGCCAAAGGCGATATTGAATTCTGGTCAAAAGGTCAAAATTCAGAATGGGAAATGGCCTTTACTATCGACGGCAAGGTTGAACACCAAAATAGAAATACGGGTGAGGTTTTCAGAATATTCGCCACCGCCGCTAAAAGCGTTCAAATGTTCTTGAATACACCCGAAGGTTATAATATGTCCACTCTGAACATAGAGGCCAGTACTCACGAATTGTCAAGAGTTAAACTCTACGATAGAATGGTTCCTATACTATCTAAGCTGGGATTGAAGTTTGCCGGCACGGACAATGTCGGACAATACAAAAACTACCACTTTGTCAATCCTGATAATCCACCTCAAGCAATATCTGAACCCAATAAAAACTGGCGAGATAGTGCTGACTGGGAATTTATCGAAAATATCCGATCTGAACGGAGAAAACAATGAGAGCAAAAGAATTTATTACAGGTTTAACAGAAAATGCCAGCGTTGGTGGCACAAGTAGCGGCTCTGTGGCTGCCGTTAGTATGCCATTAGGTGGCACTATTAGCAGAGGCGGATCATTATTGTCAGGTCAGTCCACCGATGAAGAATTTCCAAATACTCCTGAGCATATTCGCAAAATGGCCAAGCAATGGAAGTCAAGTAACAAGAACAAATAATTTTTGCTAAATACTCCATTACACAGGATTCATTATGTTAGCAGAACATCTAAAAATACTATTAGCCAGTACATTCTCGTACTATATTAAGGCGAGCTTTTTCCACTGGAACTGCTCAGGAATGGCATTTCCAAGTTATCACAAGTTGTTCGGTGATATCTACGAAGGAGCACAAGACACGATTGATACGATTGCCGAAGAGATTCGCACTCTTAGAAGCCATGCACCAGGATCATTGATTAGATATTCTGAATTGACGGTCATACAGGATCAAATAAAAATACCAAAATTGGAGCTAATGATCTCTGAATTATTGGCTGATACTGAGACGATGATTGCTTTGGTTAATGAATGTTTGCAATATGCAAAAGCCGAAGAGAAGGCCGACATAGAAAATTACATGGCTGAGTTGATTGCTTTTTATAGTAAGTATCGTTGGCAACTTGAAAGCTGCCTTGAAATAGAGGAATAAGTCATGTACGATCCACTAATGAATGACATTCTCGCCAAGCTCAATTCAGTTGAATCTGCTGCTTCAAAAAGAAACAACACACCCAATCAACATTCTGGTAACGAAATGTTGGATATTCTAAAAAGGTTTGATTTGGCAGAATCCGGTAATAGCAAACTCACGCCTGTCAATGTCAAGCATGGACTGAATAAACAACAAAAAGCAGTTGGACAAGTAGGACCAGAGTTCAAGCCGAAGACGACTAAGGTGCTTACTGCGCCAACTGACCCAAAAAATCCGTTCGCTGGTAAGTTAGTCGGCGGAAGTGAATCTCGGCGCAATACCAAGCCAATGATTGACGAGGCAGAAGTATCAGAAGATTTATTATCAGATATCAAGAAGAGTCTATCGGATTATATAAAGCAAATTGATAGCATTGAGAAAAAAGACACGGACCTGAAAAAGAAGGACAACCGAGATACCGACCTAAAAAAGAAAGACAAACGAGACAGAGATTTTATTGTTCGGAAGGTAAAAGAAGACCCCACTCAGGAAAATCCGATTATTCAACCTAAGCCGGCCTCATTGGTCAATCCAACTGTTGCTGATACCGGTGCCAATCAGACTCCCACCGTAGATACTGATTCTTCAAAAGGTGTTCAACCAGTTGGCGAGACGCTAAACGATCCTTACAAAGTAGTATTGCGTGAGAACAGTTCTAGGTTTGTGTCATTCGTTGGGCATACCGACACAGGCGCAGAAATAGATGTTTACTTTACGAAACACGAAGACGATGACGAATATAACACATGGGAAGTGGAATTTGGTGTAAATGGGTCGTTTAACATCACTAACAAGGGCGACGCCTTTAGAGTGTTTTCCACTGTTTCGTATGCATTACAAACGTTTCTCGGTATGCGTCAAGGTCTAAAGGCAGATCGTATTTATTTTACAGCAAAAGAACCATCAAGAATCAAGCTATATCAGCGTCTTTCTAAAATGATCGTTGATTACGGGTTCAAGCGTGTACCACTATCTGAGCCGTGGAAGTTTCTATTTGATCTTAATGAAGATGGCAGTAGTCAAGATAGATCATTTACCGCTGAATCAATCAAATCTCACGAATGCAACGGCAAGGTATTTGAAATCGTAGAGGGTGAGCATGGTGGATTTCATATTCGCCACAATAATAAATTATCACCATCTAAATTCAAGACATTTTTAGAGGCTGATACCGCACTTCAATTATTCACGCATCGTTTATCCACTACCGGTGATTATAGAGAAGAACAATGAGAGCACATGAGTTCATAACGCCAGAATCAGATAATTTAGTATGGTTCCACATAGAGGGAAAACCGGCTATTGGTATCATAAAAAAGAAATTCGGCAAGGTAATTCGTGAATGCGGTGGTGTATTAAATGTTCCCGGCAAATACTGGACCCTTATTCAGAATTTAGCTTATACTGCTGGCGGATTGGCTGAACTCACTGATATGCCAAAGAAATGCGCCAAAAAAACTAAAGTCAAGTATAATGATAATACTGTAAACATAAATACTGCTACGAAAACAATCACATTTGAATCATTGGATGATGAGGATGATTTGGAAGAAGAGGAACAAGAAAATGTTCTTACTCCACAATTTGATTTAGCAACTGATAAAATCAATGATGCTGGCGCTGGAGTGCAAGCTCATACTCAAATAGATAATTACGTGCAAAGTGCATCTGCTACCCAAAAGCCCATTAAGAATGTACCATCACCATAGAACACCAAGGACCGTTAGCCGTTGTGGTTAACATAGGCGTCAGGCTTAGGATTGTGCCTGATATCAGAGAGACTCGCTACCTTTTTCTGATTTAAAACAATTCACTTTTACGGCAGGGAAGAACAATGGACTATGAAAATTTTGTTGGATTTGTGATGACTATCATCGTGGCTCTATACTTCATAGGGGCAACCACTTCAATTTTACTCAGTGAGTTTGGTGTCTTCCAATGATTGTTATATTCACCTAAGCCAATTCACCTTTTTTCTTGAATTCTCTCACAGCATCGTCTATACTAACCCAGACGATGAGAAATCCTTCACATCAATTTTTAACCACAACTCATATGAGGAGTACAAATGTCCGCAAATAAGGTCTTTAACGCAAGCGAAAAAGTTAAATTGCAACAAATCATCAACGAAGGCATGAATGTCATGTCGGAAATTGAGGTTCTTAACGAAGGGCTAAAAGATACTATTAAAAACATCGCAGAAGAAATGGATATTAAGCCAGCGGTATTAAAAAAGGCAATCAAAATTGCTCACAAAGCTGGATTTACTCGCGAATCAGAAAACCACGAACTACTTGAAACTATTTTAATCACGGTAGGAAAAACTATTTGATATGTATGTAGATGCTTTTCTAGAAAAAGAAAAGAATACAGTCTACGTTGTTGAACGATCTACTCACGGTAAAAGGATATACCGTGAGTATCCGGTAGAGTATGTATTCTATTACCCAAACCAATACGGGAATCATCAGAGTATTTTTGGTACTCCCGTATCAAAATTTAAAACAAACAATCATAAAGAGTTCAGAAAAGAACTATCAGTCCATTCTGGTGCAAAATTATTTGAATCAGATATTAACCCGGTATTCCGATGTTTAGAGAATAATTATCTTGATGCTACACCACCCAAACTTAATGTAGTATTCTTTGACGTGGAAGTGGCGTTTGATCGTGACCGAGGCTATGCGCCAACCGATGATCCATTTAATGAAGTAACGGCAATCACTGTTTATCTTGATTGGATGGATCAAATAATCACACTTGCCGTTCCACCAAAAAATCTTACGATAGATACTGCCACTGATTTAGTGAAGGACTTTAGCAACACCTATCTTTTTGATACAGAAAAACAAATGTTATCTGTATTTTTGGATATGTTGGACGATGCTGATATTATCACTGGTTGGAACAGCGGTGGATTTGATATTCCATATCTCGTAAATAGAATCGCCAAAGTATTAACAAGAGACGACAATAGAAAATGGTGCTTATGGGATCAATCCCCAAAAAGAAGAGTGTATGAGCGATTTGGAAGTGAGATTTTAACTTATGATTTAGTTGGTAGAGTTCATATGGACTACTACGATCTATACCGTAAATTCACTTATGAAGAGCGACATAGTTATTCATTGGATGCCATCGGTGAATACGAGTTGGGAGATCGTAAGGTGTCCTACGAGGGTTCACTTGACCAACTTTATCATCAAGACTTCAAAAAGTTTATTGATTATAATAGACAAGACGTTATGTTAGTATTCAAGCTGGACCAAAAGCTAAAGTTCATGGAACTGGCAAATACGCTGGCTCATAAAAACACGGTACTACTACCGACTGCATTGGGTTCGGTTGCCATGATTGAGCAAGCGATTATCAACGAAGCTCATAAACAAGGAGTGGTAGTACCAGACAAGACAAGATCGGATGGAATAGACACTCAAGCAGCGGGTGCATATGTTGCGGTTCCTGTAAAGGGAATGCATGAATATATCGGTTCTATTGATATTAACTCACTATATCCTTCTACACTTCGTGCATTGAATATGGGTCAGGAAACTATTGTTGGTCAAATTAGACCAACGATGACCGATGAGCATATTGCTAATTTAATGAGGGAAGGCAAGAAGGGTGGAGAACTATGGGATGGGCTATTCGCTACATTAGAGTATACCGCTGTTATGGAAATGCGAGATACACCTCTGATTTTAGATTGGAACGATGGTAAATCAGAAGAATTATCTGCCAGATTAATTTGGAAGTTGATATTTGATAGTGATTTGCCGTGGGGATTATCAGCCAATGGTACTATTTTTACATTCCAAAAAGAAGCAATTGTTCCAGGTCTTCTGAAAAAATGGTATTCTCAGAGAAAAGAATTTCAAGCTAAATTGAATAAACTGATTGAGAAAGATGCACCAAAAGAAGAAATAGATTATTGGGATAGACAACAGCACTCTATCAAAATTTTCATTAATAGCCTCTACGGCGCAATTCTCAACCAGCATTGCAAGTTTTTTGATAAAAGAATAGGCCAATCTACCACATTAACAGGTAGATCAATATGTAAGCATATGGCGGCAAAGGTAAATGAACTAATATGCGAAGAATACAATCATGAAGGCAAGTCAATAATTTATGGTGATACTGACAGTTGTTATTTCTCAGCGTGGCCGATAGTAAGCAAAGACCAAAATGCAAAATGGGACAAGGAAATAGCCATTCGTGTATATGATTCAATTGCAGATCAAGTTAATGAATCATTTCCGTCCTTTATGGAACAAGCATTTCATTGTCCACGATCTTTTGGGGAGATTATCAGGGGTGGTAGAGAAATTGTAGCAAGGCGTGGGATTTTCATAACCAAAAAGCGTTATGCAGTGATGTATTATGACAAGGATGGACACCGATATGACAATGATGGCAAAGTAGGTAAACTAAAAGCGATGGGATTAGACTTAAAGCGATCCGATACCCCAAAATTCGTTCAAAAGTTTTTAGTAGAGATACTTGAAGACGTGCTAAATGGCGGTAACAAAGAAGACGTTATTGAGAAAATTCTTGCATTCAAACTTCAATTTATGGAATTACCATCATGGGAGAAAGGAACTCCAAAGAGAGTGAATAATCTTACCAAGTTCACTGTAATGTATGATAAAAACGCAAGGTCCAATCTTCCCGGTCACGTAAGGGCGGCAGTCAATTGGAATATCTTGCGAGAAATTAACAAAGACAACAAGGTCATGAAAATAAATGATGGTCAAAAAACTATCGTATGCAAGCTAAGAAATAACGCTTTAAATTGGACATCTATTGCATATCCGATTGACGAACAACATCTACCAAAATGGTTTCTTGAATTGCCGTTTGATGATAATCTGATGATGACCACAATCGTAGATAAAAAGATTGACAATGTCATTGGAGTATTGGATTGGAATTTAAGAGAATCCACTGAACTAACAAACACTTTTCAAAGCCTATTTGACTTCTGATTTAACCTTTTTCCTTGACACATTTTACCATAAACAGTAAAGTTAAATAGCAATCAACAACAATATGGAGAAATAATGAAAGACTATCTTCACGATTTAGTGAGTCACACATTTGATTTAGGTGGTATCGGCTTAATTAAAATAACGGGAACCGATACAGAAACTCTCATCAATGCTGTTGCAGACGATAAATCTGTGGTAGTAGAGGGAAAGTTTTTAAAGCCATCTGCCGATTTTATTGGCACGTTTGGTATGCCCAATCTTAGCAAGCTAAAGATTCTTCTCAATCTACCTGAGTATAAAGAGAATGCCAAGCTAACATTGACTCATAAAGAAGAAAATGTTCCTGATGGCATTGATTTTGAAAATGCCGCAGGGGATTTTCATAATAACTACCGATTTATGGCACAAGCGGTAGTTGACGAGGCTTTGCGTGTTCCTCGGTTTAAGGGCGTCAATTGGCACGTTGAATTTCAACCCACCGTAGTTGGTATTCAGCGATTAAAGATGCAAGCACAAGCACATAGCGAGGAAACCAGTTTTCAAGCTAAGACTGAAGAGAACGATCTTAAATTCTATTTTGGAGATCATTCTACTCATGCCGGTGATTTTACATTCCATCATGGTATATCCGGCAATCTGAAGAAACCTTGGTCATGGCCGATTAAATCAATAATCTCCATTCTTGATCTTACTGGAGATAAGATTTTTAAAATCAGCGACGATGGCGCGGCAATGATTACGGTTGACACGGGTCTTGCCACCTATAATTACATTTTACCAGCACAAACAAAGTAACTAAGAAAATGGCTAAAGTAAAAAACCAACCAAACCCAGCAGTAGCAAAGATTTTTGATGATCTTGCTAAATTTTTGAACTTTTGCAGAGATTATGGATATCGGTTTAACGAATCCGATCTATACAACTTCAAGAGCTACCCTTGGCAACAATATAACAAGTTTATCAATGGAAAGAACGCCAAGGATATGTGGGCAGAAGACATCAGGCGGTTAGGAGGAAGATTCTCCAAACCAGTATTCACTTCAAGTGATCCAAGCACTACTGCTTAAAATCACTACATGACTCTTGGGTAATCTGATTACCCAAGAGTTTTTCTATAACAAGTATAATATGACAGAAAAAATATCTTCTCCAAACCACTATCAAGGATTAAATGACCTTGAAGTTATTGATGTTATTGATATATTCAATCTGAATTTTTCACGCGGGTGTGCTGTTAAATACGTTCTTAGAGCAGGACACAAGTTAGAAGAAGGATATACCAAGGAAGAAAAAGAAATAGAAGATTTAGAAAAAGCGATTTGGTATATTACGCACGAAGTAAATTTAATAAAGGAAAGGTCGTCCATTGCCGATACAGAAATTCTCACCATACCAACATCTCAGTCTAAATAGTTTCGGCATGTAACACAGGTAATTTAATGAAAAATTCAAAAAATCACAAATATAATATTGCTATTCTTCTTCCAACAAGAGGAAGAACTGATGCTTTAAATCGTAGTATTGTTAGTCTGGTAAATCGGGCATTAGATAAAGATAAAATTCAATTACTATTGGCATTTGACAACGACGATAACATTGGATATGATTACTTTGAGAAGGAAATTGTTCCTTATCTTGAATCCAAGGGCGTAGATTATGAAGCATTTGAGTTTGATTCATTGGGATACGAAGGATTGAATCAATATTACAACTCTCTTGCGAAGAATGCTGACGCAGATTGGTTCTTCATTTGGAACGATGATGCCATCATGGAATCAACCGGATGGGATAGAACTATCGCCTCTCATACTGGAAACTTCAAGCTACTAGCAGTTAGAACTCATCGCGATCATCCTTACAGTATTTTCCCAATTATTCCAACCGAGTGGCACGATGTAATGGGCTATCTAAGTCGTCATCAGATGATTGATGCCGAGGTAAGCCATATTGCCTATATGCTGGATATATTTGAACGTATTCCCGTATATGTAACTCATGATCGGTTTGACTTGACTGGAAATAATTTGGATGAAACCGAAATAAACCGAGTCAGATTTGAGGGTAATCCTGATAACCCATTAGATTACTCTAATATTCATAACATTCATGGAAGAGTAAAAGATGCTGAATTTTTATCAAAATATCTTCAGTCTAAAGACATGGATATGTCTTGGTGGGAAAATGTAAAAACAGGTAAACAAGATCCATGGGAAAAATTAGCAGCTAATGATCCTAATGGCCAAACAGTGAGAACATCAAAATAATGAGTGATATAAACGTAAGTACAAAAATAGATAAGTGTATTATTACCGGCGAATCGGTTGTTTCCGTTTTAGATTTGGGACAACACTCTTATGCGGATACATTTATCAATGAAGATCAATTGAATCTATCTGAGCCTGTGTTTCCGTTGCAAGTAAATTTATGCCCATCTTCTGGTCATTTACAACTCGCTTATGTAAGTCACGCCGAAGAGCGATACAATTTGTATAGCTATAGCTATACGTCAAGCAATTCTGCATTCTCGCGAAATCATTGGGATAACTATGCTCGCGAGGTTAAGAATAGGTTTAGCCCAACATCATTGGTAGTAGAAGTTGGTAGTAACGATGGTTACTTGGTTGGCCAATTTTCTGATAGTTGCAAAAAAGTATTAGGCGTGGATATTTCAGGAACGATGTGTTCAATTGCCGAAGATCGTGGTGTACCATCAGTTCAGGGTGCGTTTAATAGCAATTTAGGAAAAGAATTACAAGAACTTCATGGTTATGCTGATGTAGTTATTGCTAACAATGTATTAAATCATGCCAATGATCCTGTGGATTTTTCAAAAGGAGCAGCTACCTTAATTGGAATCAACGGAACATTCGTTTTTGAAATGCCCTATTGGGTAAGTATGTTAGAAAGCGGTCGTTTTGTAGATCAGGTATATCATGAGCATATTAGCTATTTTACAATGAAAAGCATTGTAGCAATGTTAAGTAAGGCAGATTTGGTAGTATCTGATGTCGAGGTTGTAGACTATCATGGTGGAAGTATTCGCGTATATGCGCGATATAAAACATCGGCAACTCAGTCTCCATTAGTGGATTCTTATATCAAGCATGAAGAAGAAAGTGGATATTTTACCAGTGAGTTTTATGACGCACTTGTTAAAAAGTTTTCACAACAACGCTCAGAATGGTTAGCTAATTTTTACAGAATTAAAAATGAAAACCCAAATGCCATTATCATTGGAGTCGGTGCTGCCGCTAAGGCAATGACATGGCTGAATTATCATGGAATCAATAAAAATGATCTTTGTTACATCACGGATTCCAGTGAATTTAAGCAAGGAAAATATACCGCGCTAAGTAGAATTCCTATAGTGTCCGACAATATATTCGCTGAATATCATGATCCCTATGCGCTCGTATTGAGTTGGAACATTGGTGATCGGCTAAAAGAAATCTTACTTAGTATTAACCCAAATATCAAATTTATCTCACAATGAAACGAATCAATATTTATAAACCCATTCCAGATTCTGGATTAGAAGTTCACAATGATGACCGAGGATGGATTGCTGATGTATTTTATGGCACCAGCATCAATCATGTTTGTATTCTAAAGAACAACCCTAACGCTGTTCGTGGCAATCATTATCATAAAAACACGGTTCAACACACGCTGTTGACCAAAGGAAAAATGCGCTACTGGTGGCAAGTATCTGATAAAAGCCAAGCCTCTAATTTTATTGACGTTGAGGTTGGTGATCTTATTACTAGTGAACCCAATGAGATTCATACTCTACAGTTTTTAGATGAAGACTCTGAGTGCGTTGTTTTTACAGAAGGACCTCGCGGTGGTGTAGATTACGAGTCTGACACATATAGAGTGGAGTCTATTATTTCAGAATGAAAGCTTTAGTATTTGGAGCCTCTGGTGGCATAGGCAATGCAACTGCTGGTCTTCTTAACGACAAGGATCATCAAGTAATCAGATTATCCAGTGTAAATGTTGATTTTACCGACATCGATAGCTGTGATGTTATATATTATTACTTGAAAAAGAACGACCCAGATGTTATAATCAATTGTGCCGGATATCTGACAGACAATTGTGAATCCGGACATAATACGCTCTACATCAACGTAGAATCAAATTGGTCTATCATCAGATATTATATGGATAATCCGCCTATTAAGCCTGTTCATATTGTTTTAGTGGGCAGTAGTGCGTATAGAGAGGGGAAAAAGCAATACATGATGTATTCAGCGAGTAAAGCTGCCCTTCATAATTTATGGGAAGGTGCCGCTGACTACTTTAAAAACACCAATGTTACGATAAGCATCATTCATCCCGTGAGAACAAGGTCTAAGATGACAATCAATAGATTTTCACCAGATTTGGATTATTTTGAGCCAGAAGAAGTGGCAGAAAGAATACTATCAATGATTGATGATAATGAAAGTAAGTGTATTAAAATATCATTCGAGGAAAAACAATGAAAAAATTAGGACTATTGGGTAAGGGAACCGTCGGTTCCGCAGTATATGAGGGACTGAAATCAATCGGACATAATATGTCATATTATGATCCATCCCATCCAGAAACAAAATTTGAAGACATTCTTGATACTGAGTGTGTATTTATTTGTGTACCAACCGATCAAGCCGACAACGGTGAGTGCGATGTATCCATCGTGAACTCGGTGGTTGCTCAACTTAACGAAGTTGGCTACAAAGGACTTGTTGCTATCAAGAGCACGGTTGTTCCTGGAACTTCGGCAAGGTTACAAGAAGAATATCCTTCTTTGCGAATGGCATCAGTTCCGGAA